GCGGGCGGCGAGGGATCTAGGAATATCGCTTCGTTGCTTGAGATACCGCACTAATGCAGAGTAGGCCTACCCTACAAAGATTTATCCCATTCTCTTACCAAGTAGATGTTATAAACCTGGTTAGAAACTTCGATTATTCAAAAGGCAATTTGGAAATCATGCTTTCAGGTTCTTACGGATCTGCGAAGTCTATTATACTCGCTCACTTAGCAGTAAAGCATTGCCTGATGAACAAACGCGCTGATGTTGCAATAGTTAGGCGGGCGCTCACAGATATTAAATCCACAATCTTTAGAGAGATCATTGATCATATTGAAGGCGATGCTAGAGAGGAAAATAAAGAAGGGCTAAAGTATTTCTTGCGCGAAGGTAGAGATTATACCGTAAATCATACGCGTGGATCAATACGGTTTAGCAACGGATCTGAGATAACAAGTGTATATTGGTCTGACAAACGCTACAAAAGACCTCGTTCTAGATCTTACTCAATGGTTTTGATTGAGGAAGGAACAGAAAATAATTTAGAGGACAAAGAAGGCTTTGAAGAAATTAAAGCGCGCCTTAGACGTATACCCCATATAAAAGAAAACGTGCTGATAGTTGCGACTAACCCAGATTCGCCTTCACATTGGCTTTGGGAATATTTCATTGCGCCTAATCAAAATCAGCAACACCCAACGCGGTATGTTTTTTACAGCAAGACAGAACAAAACCCGTATCTTGATCCAATGTATATTGACGGCTTACGTGCTAACATGGATGCCAGACGAGCAAGGCGTTATCTCGACGGCGAGTGGTTAGAGATAGCCAAGGACATGGTTTACTATGCTTATTCAGACGATAACTATATCCCACGTCCATACGAATTTAACCCACGGTTTCCTATTCATTTATCATGGGACTTTAACATTGGAGTTGGTAAGCCGTTATCGGCATGCGTATTTCAATACGTGAATGATAAATTCCATTTCGGTAAAGAGATAGTTATCGAGGGTATGCGTACTCAAGATAGCTTAGAGGAAATGGCAGCGCGTGGGATTCTAGATATGGAGTGTCCGTATTTTGTAGTGAATGGCGATGCAAGTGGTAAGCATAAAGATACAAGGAACAGGCGTGATGACTACGAAATCATTGTAGATTACTTATCAAATTACAAAACCGCAGATGGTAAGCCGATATCATTTAGGAAAATAGTGCCGCTTGCTAACCCGCCAGTAAGGCAGCGCCATAACATGGTTAACGCATATGCGAAGAACGCCAATAATGAAGTGCGGTTATTTGTTTATGAAGAGTGCCCTAATCTGCACAAGGGATTTAGGTTAGTTGAGCTTTTAAAAGGCGCAAGCTATCAAGAGAACGATGGGCCATCTTTCCCGTTTCAACACGTTACTACTGCGGCAGGCTACGGCATGTATGCTGCTACTGTCCTAATGGCTCCTAGGAATCAAAGAACCATCCAAATGTAATCAGTTGACCAACTGCATATAACACCCGTACAATCTTAGCCAAGACCAATATAAGATCAAAACAATCTGAGGCTAAGCATGGACATACCTTACCTGGTATCCAAAGTTAAAGAGTACGATGAATATTTAGACAACGACCGGGATTTATATCAGATCTATAACGGCGATTTGCTTAGCTACGTTGAAAAAGAATTAGCTAATCAACTGTCACCTCAAAGTTACATGCAGGCGCAGTTTAGAATTCCTCCGATCAATATCCTTAAGAGGATCATGGATAAGCTAAGCAAGGTCTATGCTCATCCACCGCGTCGCGTAGTTGAAGGCGGATCTACTCAAGAAGAAGAGCTCTTTCAGTGGTACGCTGATAGTTTCAAAATCAACCAGAATATGGCGCTATGCAATTCATACTTCAATCTAACCAAGCGCGGACTCATTGAGCCTTACCTATACAAAGCTGATGAGTTTACTCCAGTAATTGCCAAGCTAAGAATTATCCCGTCGCACCGAGTCATTGTCGTATCATACGACCGCACCGACCCAACTGTAATGAGTTGCGTTGTCACTTACGAAGGTAAATATCAGGCAACACCTACAGGCCAGCCTAGAAGGTATTTCAAAGCTATTGATAAAGAGCGCTTCATTTATTTCGATGAGGATAAGCGCGATGTCACGCAACTATTTGCGCCTGAAAATAATCCTCAAGGCATTAACGTATATGGCGCAATCCCTGCAGTATACGTCAATAGATCAAGCGACTCGACAATGCCAATCCAAGATTCAGATACCAAAAGAATGTCCATCCTTATACCGACATTACTTGCCGACACTAACTATGCTTCTATGTTTCAAGCCTTCTCTATAATGTACGGTATTGACGTATCTGACGAAGGTTTGAAGATGTCACCTAATGCCTTCTGGACTTTCAAGTCTGAGATAGGCGTGGAGTCTAAACCTCAGATCGGATCTATCAAACCAGAAATGGACGTTGACGGCTCACTAAACTTGATCGCATCTCAATTAGCTTTCTGGCTAAACTCACGCGGCATTAGACCTGGTGCGATTGGCGATATCAACGGAACTAACTTTAGTTCTGGTATCTCTAAGATGATTGACGAGGCGGATACTGCAGAAGACCGTAAGGAACAAGTCCCCTACTTTAAGACTGCGGAAGAAGAATTGTGGGATTTGGTACTACACAAGATGCATCCAGTATGGTCTAGCACTGGCATGATTGAAAACCGCACGTTCTTTAGACCGACATCATATGTAAGCGTCAACTTTCCTGAACAGATATCAATGCAGCGCCGCACCGATTTAGTCAAAGAAGTCATCGAAGAAATGAAGGCTGGATTAATCGACCGCCGCCGCGCATTAAAAAGAATCAATCCAGATATGTCAGATAAAGAAATTGATGAGCTGATGTCTGATTTAATTCTAACGGAAGTTATCGAGACTCCAGATGATATGGAGGAAGAAGAGGTTCCAAATGGCATGGATGAAGACCAAGATTGAACTGCCTGAGGATTTTGATTTAGCTAAGTCCGAGCGCGAAGAGATTGCTGTAAAAATTCTAGAGTATATCAAAGAGCGTACTTTAGACGGTGTTGGGATTAAGAACGGTAGGCGGTTTAATTTCCCAAAATACTCGGAAGCCTACATTAAGTCAGCAGCGTTTAAAGAAGCTGGTAAGTCTGCTAGCGAAGTAAACCTTAAACTATCTGGCGATATGTTAGATGAGATGAGAATACTTTCTTTACGCGGTAACCAGATCTTAATCGGCTTTGAGAATGGGACATTTAGTAACGATAAAGCAGATGGTAACAGCAAAAAGCGTCCATTTTTAGGGATAAATAAATCAGAGCTACAAGAGATCTTAAGGGAGTTTAAGTGAGTAAATGCGAGGACTGTATCTATTACTCGGATGAATTCTGTCATCGCTACCCGCCAACTCTCATGACCATGATGGATAGCGAGGACGAAGTGCATCCTGCTATTGGATTCCCTAACGTAGCACCTGACGATTGGTGCGGTGAGTTTAAGGCGGACACTTTAAATTGAACGAGCTTGAAGACGATTTCTTAGATTACTTTGAGCTATTCGAAGCGGAAGATAGACCGCACGAGAAGGCTAGGGAGTTAGTTGCTAAGAAGTACAAGCTAAGCATAGCGGCTACACAGAAACTCTTAGATCACTTGGGGTACTATGAGCTTTCTATCTGACATTGCGAAATTAAATAAAAATCTAAAAAAGATTGTGCAGGAATCAAGCGTTAAAGCTTTGGAGCCTATTGGCCGTATCGCAATTGATATCATCAGAAAGCGTACTATTCAGGGGTACGGAGTCTCTAAGCAGGGCGGATCTAAGCAAAGGCTTAAACCTCTATCTGGTAATTACATAAAATTCAGACGCCGAAACCGTGGGCGTCTTTCATCTTTTACTAATCCAGGTAAATCAAATTTAACTTTCACAGGCCAAATGCTTTTGGGAATGGTACAAAAGAGACAAGGTAAATCAGTAATTTTAACATTTGATAGCCAAAGAAATAAAAACGTTGCCGGGTACGTTGCAGGAGCTAGGCCATTTATGTTCCTAGCTAAAGAAGAGATAGACCAAGTAGGTAAAACATATGACAAGTATTTTA